AAGAGCTTCTCTCGGATTAAAGGAATAGAAACATGAAGTTAATTACAGAAACAGTCGAAGAAGTAAAGTATATCACCGAAGATAATAATGGTGTAAAGACACTTTACATTCAAGGTCCATTTTTAGTCGCTGAGACAAAAAATCGCAATGGACGTTCATATCCTGTTAGCGTTCTTGAGAACGAAGTTAATCGTTACATGAAAGAATATGTTGACAAGAATAGAGCCTTCGGTGAACTCGGTCATCCAGAGTCTCCAACCATTAATCTTGAGCGCGTGTCGCATATGATTACCAACATTACAAAAAACGGCAACGTTTTTGAAGGTAAGGCAAAGGTTTTAGATACTCCAATGGGCAAAATTGCCAAAAACCTAATGGAAGCGGGTGCAACTCTTGGTGTATCGTCACGTGGAATGGGTTCCCTTAAAAATATTAATGGAACGAACATTGTGCAACCAGACTTTTATCTTGCAACAGCAGCGGATATTGTTGCTGATCCATCGGCTCCAGGAGCCTTTGTGCAGGGAATTATGGAGGGTAAAGAGTGGATTTGGGACAATGGATTGGTAAAAGAGCTTGATGTTAACGAATATCATGATCAAATTAAGGCAGCAAAACAGAAACAACTTGACGACATCTCTCTAAAGATCTTCGAGAATTTCTTGTCAAAATTATAAGTTTTATAAATAATATTACCTCTTCAGGAGTTTTAAATGAAACATAAATCATTACATGAATCAGCAGCAGAAATCCTCGCAGCTTCTGTTGCAGGAGCAGGCAAAGAACCATTGCCAATGACTGACATGTTAATGAATCCACCAGCCGATTTGGGTGGAGCAACAACAATGGCAGAACCAACATCAGTTGGTGATGCAGCATCACAATCTGCTGCAATGTCTCCAAAGCCAGGCAAGACTGGTGCACCTGCTGAAGATATGAAGAAAGTTGAGCAAGATTCAGAAGATTCTGAAGAAGAAGATACAGAAGAAGAATCACCAGAAGCCATGATGGAAAGTCTCATTGCTGAACATGGTGAGCAAGTTATTTTAGAAAATTTAATTACTGAACATGGCGACACTGTTGTGTTTAGTACAATTATGGAAGAATATGTAAATCAGCATGGTGCTGAACTTGTACAAGAAGCATTTGTTGAAACTCTGATTGAAGAAATCGGAGAAGAAAATACCATCGATATTCTCGTAGAATGTATTGTTGCTGATTTTAATCAACAAGAAATTTCTGATGAAGAATTGAATACACTTAAAGAACAATCAGAAGCATTCGTTTCTGAATTAGATGTTCTATCAGAAGAAGACTTTGATAATTATATGTCAAGTCTAGATGAAGAACAATTAATTTATGCTATTCAACTTGCATCATTAAACGAAGGATTTTTATCAAAAGTTGGTAAATTTTTGAAGAAGGGTGTGAAGGCAGTTGGTAAAGTTGTTGCGAAAGCAGCACCAGTTCTTTCATTTATCCCTGGTGTTGGCACAGCACTCGGTGCAGTTGCTGGTAAGGTTTTAGGTGGAATTGGTTCAAAAATTGCAGGCAGTGCACTCGGTAAAGCAGTTTCTGCTGGTGTTTCAAAACTTGGATCATCAGTTGTTGGTCAAGGTCTATTGAATGCAGGTAAAGGCGCACTTACAGGTGGTGTTTCCAGCGTTCTTCAAGGTGGGAAATTCTCACAAGGTGCAAAACTCGGAGCAATCAGCGGTGTTGCATCTCCACTCGTAAACAAAGTTGCTGGTGGATTGTCGAAAGTTACTGGTTCAGAAACACTTGGACAAACGGCAGCAGATGCATTGGCTGGTGGCGTGGCAAGTAAAGCACTTGGTGGAAGTTTTGGTCAAGGTGCTAAGACTGGTGCCATCGGATCAGTTGTTGGCAGAGTTGCTGGTGGTATTGGTGATGCGATCAGACAAAGAAGTGGATCAGATACTGCAGGTGATCTAGCACGTGATGTTGCAACTACAGCTGCTGATCGTTCAATGAATCGTCCTAAGAGAGCTGCGGTTGATCAAGAATATGATCAAAATGATCAAGAAGATGAAAGTGATACAGAGCAACCAACAAGTGTTTCAAGAAAATCGCACCAAGAACCTGAAGAAAATCCAGATAGTCCAAGAAACTTTATGAGAGACGTTGCTAGCAATAAAGTTAAAATGCGCCAAGCACGTGCGCAACGTGGTATTAATATCAACGAAGAATCAGATAAGTTTGATGAAATTTTCAACGAACTTTCAACACTTAATGAAGAGCAATTAGAGCAGTTCGTGAGTATGCTCAGCGAAGAAGAAATTCAATTGCTAGAAGCAGCAGGAAAATCAATTGTTCCTGTTTCTCCTGTTATGAAGAACGTTGGTGCACGCGCTGCTAAAATTTCAGCAGCAGAAAAAGCTGGTGCAACAACTGGAGTTATCGTGAGTAAAGGTGCATCAAAAGCAGCTGGAGTTGGCAAAAAATTACTCAGTGGTGCTAAAGGTGTTCTTGGTAAAGTTGCAGCACCAGTTGCAGCTGGAATGGCTGCATATGATGCAAAACAAGGTTGGAATGTTGATCCAAATGCATCAACAGGCAAAAAAGCATTGAATGCTCTTCAAAGTGCTGCTTCTGGCGCGACACTTGGATTAATTCCAGAACCAACTGCAGCAGCTGCAGAAAAAAGAAGTGCAGTTCAAGGAAAAGATCAATTAGCGGGATACGACAAATATGGTCGTCCAGCTGGATCTAAGAATTATGGCGTAGCACCAGGGGCAGCAGCAAAACCAATGCCTGCTTCCAAAAAATCAACTCCTTCTGCAAGTACAGCTGGTATGAGCGATGAACAGCGTTATGGTAAAACAGGTGCTGCAATTCGTGCTGCTGATAAAGATGCATATGCAAAAAGAAAAGATAGTGCATATTTGAAGTCAATGGGAATTACAGCAGCTCCTGGTTCAGCAGATGCTAATATCCAACTTCTAAATAGACTTAAAGGTGGAAAACCAGCTGGCGCTTCTGCAGCAACAACTGCTGCGACAACAGCTGCAGCTGCTCCAACTGCACCAGCAGCTACACCAGCAGCTGACGTAACACCAACTCAAGCAGTAACGCCAGCAAGACAATCAGTTTCAGCTGGTGGTCAATCAGATTGGGATAAGTTATCAACATGGGAAGCAAATCCGATTGAACGTGTTGGTGGCGGAAATGGACGTCAAAGTGCTCGTTATTCCCAACAAGATTATAATGATTATAACGATTACAGTGACTATGAAGGAACACCAGAAAAAGCAGGTGTTGGCATTTTCAGAACTCCAACAGGAGAAAAGACTGCTCTTCGAAGAGCAATCCCAAATGAAATTGCTGACATTGTTGGCGGACTAACTGGTGGTATTGGGCAGGCTTTTAAAATCAAAGAACTTGGATATAAGAAACCAGGATCAAGAGTATATGAACAGATTGAGGAATCTAACATGAATGTAGATAACGGAGAAGAAACAACAATGGAAACAACAGAACTTACCGAAGAGCAAATTCGTGAACAAAGAATGCTCGCTATTAAAGAAGCGGTAAAGCAATTCAAAGGAAACATGAGAGAAGACGTTGATGCTCTTTTCAACGGTGAGTCTCTTTCCGAAGAATTCCGTGCAAAAGCCACATTGATTTTCGAATCAGCTGTGTCTTCTCGCGTTGAAAGCATTCTTGAACAAGTAATGGAACAGAACGATGCCGTTCTTTCCGAAGCATATGATGAGATCAAAAATCAACTTACAGAACAAGTTGATGAATATCTCAACTATGTTGTTGAACAATGGATGACAGATAATCAAGTCGCCATCGAGACAGGTCTACGTGCCGAACTCGCTGAAGACTTTATTTCTGGTCTACGTGCATTGTTCCAAGAACACTATATCGAAATTCCTGAAGAGAAAGTCGACGTTGCAGAAACACTTGCAACCGAACTTGAACAAGCCAGTGAATATGTCGATACTGTTCATCAACATATCGAAGCACAAGACGCTACAATTGCTGGACTTCAAGAGCAATTGAATGCAGTCAAGAAAGAAAAATTCATTGACAATTTCTGCGAAGGACTTACGCTAGTTCAAGCAGAGAAGATGAAGGCACTCGCAGAGGGTGTGGAGTTCACCACAGAAGGTGATTTTGAAGAAAAACTCGCAGTACTACGCGAGAACTACTTCCCAACTAAAGTACAAGTGAAAAGTGAGGTAAAGGAACTTCAGAAAGCAGCGCTTAATGAAGAACCAGAAGTAGCAAAAACAAATAATATTATGGAACGTTATGTTAAAACAATATCTAAAACGGCTCCAAAAGCCTAATTTAACTGAGGTATCACTAAATGTATATTAACGAAACATATGCAAAGAAGTGGGCACCAGTTCTTGATCACCCAGAACTCCCAGCAATCGGCGACCCTTACAAGCGCGCAGTAACTGCTCTCGTTCTCGAAAATCAAGAGCGTGCTCTAATTGAAGAATCACGTTCAATGCAAAACCTATGGGAAACATCCCCAGCTAATGCTATGAACGCAGGTCCTAATGGTCTTTCAGGCGCAACTGGCGCACCAATTGCTGGATTTGATCCAGTTCTAATTGGTCTCGTCCGTCGTGCTCTACCAAACCTAATGGCTTATGACATCTGCGGCGTTCAGCCAATGACAGGTCCAACAGGTTTGATCTTCGCAATGCGCTCACAATACGCAAATGCAACAAATGTCACAAGCGAAGCTCTCTTCAGCGAAGCAAATACCCATTATGCTGGTGCTGCTGGTGCAAACCCACTTGCAACATTGAACGCAAACATTGCAAACGTCACCCTAGCCAACACTGGTACAGGTATGACAACTGCAGTTGCAGAAGACAAGACACTAGAATATATGGGCTTCCAAATCGATCGCGTTGCTGTTACAGCAAAGTCACGCGGTTTGCAAGCAGCCTATACGCTAGAACTTGCACAAGATCTCAAGGCAATTCACGGTCTAGATGCAGAAACAGAATTGACAAACATTTTGTCAACTGAAATTCTTGCAGAAATCAACCGCGAAGTTGTTCGTACGATCTATGCAACTGCTAACATTGGCGTTGTCGGTCTTTCATCAGCAACATTCAATCTATCCTCATCAAGCGACACAAGCGGTCGTTGGCAGGTAGAAAAGTACAAGTCACTCTTGTTCGCAATTGAACGTGCTGCTAATAAGATTGCCAAGGACACTCGTCGTGGTAAGGGTAACATGCTCATCGTTTCAACCGATGTTGCATCAGCTCTTTCAATGACTGGTCTACTTGACTACAACTCAGCATTGTCAAATAACACAAATCTAACAGTTGACGATACAGGTAATACATTCGCTGGCGTGCTCTTCGGACGCATTAAAGTGTTTGTTGATCCATATTCTGTCGCTGGTGCAGATTATGCAGTTGTTGGTTATAAGGGTGCAACTCCTTATGATGCTGGTTTGTTCTACTGCCCATACGTTCCGCTACAAATGGTACGTGCAGTTGACCCAACCACATACCAACCAAAGGTCGGCTTCAAGACACGTTATGGTCTCGTAGCAAACCCATTTGCAACTACGGCAGGTCTTGGTGCTCTATCAAACGACACCAACGTCTACTATCGTAGATTCCAAGTGCTAAACATCAACCAATAATTGATGTAAAAGATATTGCCAAATTCATAATAACAATAAGGCAATTGACTTGGGGGGAGCAGAAATGCTCCCCCTTTTTTATGCACTAAATAAATTATAAATGGTATAGAGGTATGATTAATGCCAGCATTGACACGTAATCCAATAAACACTGACTTATTACAATCACACAAGTTTCAAATTGTGTTTGATCGTATGCCGAATGTGACTTACTTTTGTCAAACTGCAAATCTTCCTGGAATTTCACTAACAGAAATTCAGCAGTTCACGCCATTTATTGATTTGTTTCGTCCAGGAGAAAAGGCTATCTATGACACATTTAATGCATCATTTTTAGTCAGCGAAGATATGAGTCCATGGTTTGAGTTGCATGACTGGATTCGAGCTGCAACCTTCCCAACAGACTTTAAAGAATATATGGAATTAGCAAGAAAAACAAAATCAACGTATGATCAAAGTCTTGCTGTAAATAGAAGACCAGTAGTATATACTGATGGTGCTCTTACAATTTATTCAAATAAAAATAACCCAAGATTTCGTGTTAAATTTTATGATATTTTCCCAAATTATCTTGGGTCTATCGCTTTTAATGTTGGTGATAACACAGAATCGACTGTAACTTGCGATGTTTCGTTTAGATTCTCTTATTATGATATTGAGAAACTAGATATTTAATATAATACCTCGGCGAAACCAGACATACTGATTATACTGCAATATGTCAAATTAGGCAAATATTTTTAGAATTTGCTCTTTGCTTTCAAATATATTATAATAGGTGTATGAAACTAGAAACACCACCACTTGAATTGTTGATGCAGCAATGGGAAAAGGATTCCGAAGTTGATACTACGGAACCTGGTAAAGAAATCTTGCGCATTCCATTAATTCATAACAAGTATAATAAATTCCTTTCATTGCATAATCTTGCAGCAAAACGCGCAGGACTAGAGTTCGACAAACTCAAAAGATTGAAATGGATGTATTATAATGGAAAACTTGACCAAGAAGAACTTGATAAACTTGGTTGGGAGCCATTTCGATTTACACTCAAGTCTGATATTACTGTTTATCTTGATGGTGATGATGACTTAAATAAACTCAAGCGCAAGAAAGCATATCATGAAGAAGCTGCAAGTTTTTGCACCAATGTGATGAAAGAACTTAACAATCGCACTTGGCAATTAAAAGAATATATGGGCTGGGAGAAGTTCATTCAAGGTGCTCGTTGATGTGTGATGTTAAGATTGAGAAAGTCAATAACATTTATGTACAAATAAATGCAGATGATAGCATCTTACAAGAGATGTCTGAATTTTTTACCTTTTCAACTCCTGGGTATCAATTTTCTCCAGCATTTCGCAATAAATATTGGGACGGTAAGATCAGACTTTTAAATCTAAAAACTAAACAAATATATCTTGGTCTTGTTCCGTACATAAAGAAATTCTGTAAAGATAGCAACTACACATGTGAGTATATTGATGAAGACAAGGAAGTTTACCCGATCGACACGAAAAATCTTGCGGCGGCTCTCTCCCTTCCACTGGAGCCGAGAGATTATCAGTTACTGGCATCTAGCGTCGGACTTACGAAACGGCGAACTGTACTCATTTCGCCCACGGCGTCAGGGAAATCGCTGATCATCTATATGATGATTCGCCACTTATTGAATAGTGGCAAGAAGCGAGGATTATTGATTGTTCCAACAATCAACCTTGTAACTCAGATGCATTCTGATTTTAAAAGTTACTCCACACAAAATGGTTGGGATGTGGAGAAATATTGTCAAAAAATTTACGGTGGTGAAAGTAAGATTCCAGACAGTGATCTAGTTATCTCTACTTGGCAGTCAATCTACGACATGCCCAAGAAATATTTTTCTCAATTTGATTTTATTATTGGAGACGAAGCGCACACATTCAAAGCCAAGTCTCTTACATCGATCATGACTAAACTCATCAACTGCGATGTGCGTATCGGCACTACTGGTACATTGGATGATAGTAAAGTAAACAAACTAGTCCTTGAAGGTTTGTTCGGACCAACATTTAAAGTTATTTCTACACGCGAACTGATTGAGCGTAAACAATTAGCCAATTTTAATATCAAGTGCATTGTTCTCAAATATCCAGAGAACGTCTGCAAGGCGGTCAAAGGATTTACTTATCAAGAAGAAATGCAATTTCTAACGCAACACGAAGGGCGCAATACATTCATTCGTGATCTTGCGATTAATTTAAAGGGCAATAGTTTAATTTTATTTACTTATGTAGAAAAACACGGTAAGATATTATACGATCTGATTTTAGAAAAGTGTGGTGAGAGAAAAGTATTCTTTATCCACGGTGGGGTTGAAGCAGAAGATCGCGAAGCAGTGAGACATATCACTGAACAAGAGAACGACGCGATCATCGTAGCAAGTTACGGTACATTCTCAACTGGTGTGAATATTCGTAACCTACATAATATTGTATTCTCCTCTCCGACAAAGAGTAAGATTCGCGCATTACAATCGATTGGTCGTGTGCTACGTTTGGGTGAGAACAAAGACGCAGCAGTGCTTTATGATCTGGCTGATGATCTACGTTATGGACCATATACAAACTTCACGTTGAAACATTACGAGGAGCGAGTTAAAATCTATAGCGAAGAGCGGTTCCCGTTCACATCCAATAATGTAAGGATAAACTGATGACAGAAGAAATATCTGAATATAAACCAAAAGGCGAACTTAGATTTGTTCGTTTTAGAAATATGTCTGATGATTTAATAGGCTATGTCACATATAAAGAAGAATGCATTATAGTTGAGCAACCATTAAGAATTGATATTGAAACAATATTTGACGAAGGAAGACAAATTTTAGCAATGCAAGAATATCTTCCTCAATCAATTATTGAAATGAAAGAAGTAGAATTTTATATGGACGAAGTTTTATTCATCACTCCAGTGAGACAAGATTTTTATGAACAATATGAATACGTCGCTGACTTTTTTTACAATAATCAGCATACTTTAAAGAATGCTTCAAAAAAGAAAAAAACAAAAGTCGACCCAAAAGAAGTTCAAGATAAAGTTGAAAATGTTGTTTCAATATTAGAAGCACTTGCTAAAAAAGATAAAGGACCAATGCATTAATTTATGGCTAAAAATCACTACATTAATAATAAAGATTTTCTTCGTGAGATGACAAAATATAGGCAGGAAATTCGTAAGGCTAAACGTCAAGGTCAGCCCAAGCCACAGATTCCTCGATATGTTGCTGAATGTTTTATGAAGATTGCTGAGAATCTTTCTCATAAACCAAACTTTTTATCGTATACTTTCCGCGATGAAATGGTCGCTGACGCAATTGAAAACTGCGTCATGTACGTGGATAACTTTGATCCTAGCAAATCAAGCAATCCATTTGCCTATTTTACTCAAATAACGTATTATGCATTCTTACGTCGCATTCAGAAAGAAAAGAAACAATTGTATGTCAAGTACAAAGCAACTGAAACGGCAGGTATTCTTGATGAATTTGAACTTAATGAAAACGAAGATGGAACTTTTCGCCAGTTTGAATTGTATGATAATATCTCTGAGTTCATAAGTAATTACGAGAATGCAAGAAAGGCTAAAAAAGCAAAACGCGCAGGATTGGAGAAATTTGTAGATGAAGATAGCAATATTGGGTGATACACACCATGGCATGAGAGGAGATAGTATTGCCTTTCATAATTATTATCGTGAATTTTATTTAAATGTATTTTTTCCATATTTGGTGCAACATGGAATTACCACCGTCTTTCAATTGGGTGACTTATTTGATCGCCGCAAGTATATCTCTTTTCAGTCTCTTGCTCTTTGCCGTCGTTATTTTTTTGATCAATTTGTAAAACATGGTATTCAGTTACACACATTGATTGGCAATCATGACATAACATTTAAAAATACTTTAGAGATTAATTCGCCTGATCTTCTATTACGAGATTACAAAAATAATATAACAATTTATGAAGAACCATCTAAATGGCAAGGCATTGATATTATTCCATGGATCTGTAAAGATAATGAACAAGGGATTTTAGAATTTATCAAAGAAAGTGACAATCAACTTTGTGTTGGTCATTTTGAATTGACTGGCTATGAAATGGACCGAGGGAATATTTGTCATGAAGGTATGGACCCGAAAGTTTTATCGAAGTATGATCTTGTTCTTTCTGGCCACTTTCATCATAAGTCTAATAATGGAAGTATTGTATACGTTGGTACTCCAGGGGAAATGACTTGGGCTGATTTTAATGATGAGCGTGGATTCCATGTATTTGACACTGAAACTCGTGAATTAGAATTTGTTAAAAATCCATACAGCATGTTCTATAAAATTAATTATAATGATGATACAATGTATTATAATGATATTATTGAAACTGATTATTCTTATCTTGCTGGAAAATATGTTAAACTTGTAATCGAAAAGAGAAACAATACTTTCTTGTTTGATACGCTGATTGATGCACTCACAAAAGTAGCACCATTAGAAGTTTCTGTAGTTGAAGACTTTTCTGAGATCACAGATAATGTTGATGTTGATTTAGACCAAGCAGAAGACACTATAACAATCCTAAACAAATATGTTGATGGATTGACTTTGCCTGTAGAATCAGATAAGATTAAGAATGTTCTTCGTGACGTTTATAACGAAGCAATGTCTATGGAGACTGCGTGATAACATTTGAAAAAGTACGTTACAAAAATTTCCTTTCAACTGGTAACGTATTTACTGAAATTGCGTTGAACAAAAATCCCACCACATTAATTGTGGGTGAAAATGGAGCTGGTAAATCCACGTTCCTTGACGCAATCACGTTCAGTTTATTTGGTAAGCCATTCCGGAATATTAATAAGCCACAACTTGTAAATTCTATCAACGATAAAGATTGTATTGTTGAGATTGAATTTTCTATTGGGAAAAAAAGATATAAAGTTGTTCGTGGTATTCGTCCTAATTTATTTGAAATTTATCAAGATGGTGATCTTGTAAACCAAGACGCAAGATCAAAAGACTATCAAGAACAACTTGAGAAAACAATTCTCAAGATGAATTATAAATCATTCACTCAAATAGTTATCCTTGGTTCTACAAACTTTACTCCATTCATGCAGTTGTCTGCGCATGATCGTAGAACAGTCATTGAAGATTTGCTTGACATTCAGATCTTCTCCGCAATGAATGTAATTGTAAAAAGCAAGATGTCGAGTTTAAAAGAGCAAGCATCACAACTCAAGATTCAAATTGATAACGCTCGAGACAAAATCGAACTACACAAAAAACACCTAGACGAAATCAAAAAGAATTCAAAAGAAATCATCGACGCAAAGAAAAAAGAAGTAATAGATAATCTTGAGCAACTTGAAACTCTAAAGAGCGAAGCAACACAAGTTGAAACTGAGATAGACAGTCTTTTGACTGATATGGAGCCAGAAGATTCAGCAACGAAAAAGTTTAACAAACTCAATCAACTTGAAGCCAAAATCGAAGGTAACATTCAAAAACTCCAGAAGGATATTGAATTTTATAGCGACCATTCTACATGTCCGACATGCGATCAAACGATCAATAACAAAGAAGAAAAAGTACATACGTGCAATACTAAAATTACAGAACTAACCGATGGTCTAAACAAATTAAAGGAAGAAAGTGATGCCGTTTTACAGCGAATCAATACCATCAAAGCAACTCAAAAACAAATTAGCCAACTCGAACAAAACCTTGTTCGTAATAGCACTTCTTCTAAGCAGGTTCGTAACTATATTAAAAAACTTGAAAGCGAAATTGAAACGCTAGAAAACAAACCAGCCATGAGCGATGAGTTCAAGGCGCAATCGAAAGAACTACTCAACGCATTGCAAGGATATAACGAGAAAAGAAAAGAAGTATCTGAACAAACACAGAACTATGATATTGTCGCGCAGCTGCTTAAAGATGGCGGGATTAAGTCGAAAATCATTAAGCAATACGTCCCAGTCATAAACAAACTGGTCAACAAGTATTTGGCTGCGA